AACTAACTCATCTTCTTTAGTAACTGTGTCTGTACCTTTTCTAACCTCAACGTGTTGAACTTCTCTGTTATCAATTCTAAAACCTCTAACATATGCTAAACCTGGACCTATATCTACTGAAAGTAAATCATTATTACCTCCAGATCCAGAAGCAAACACACCATTATTATTTCCTGATTTTAAATGTTCTCTAACTCTTATTTTATTACCAGTTACAATGTAGTCACCACTCTCTTCAAATGTTCTATTTGCCATAGCATCACCAAGAATATTATACTTTGGCTCATTTCCTAACATAGTTAAGAAACCATTTTTAATTCTTAGAATCTCAACAAAATCTGTTGTAGCAGTATCTGTTAATGCAAATTTAGTTATTGTCGGAGTAATAGTTAATCTGTTTGCACCAGGAGCTGTAAAATTGTAAGCACCTTGTGCTGGATCCAATAATGTAGTATCTGTATTACTTGTTGTAATACTTTCTGTTAAATTAAAACCTATTTTAAAGTTAGCTGTATTTGAATTATATTCTCCAACTATTATACTTGATTCTGGAGTCTTAATAAAGTGATCTTTAGCATATATAATACCTTCACCTAGTGTTACTCTACTACCAATACCAAATGCAGCAGATGAAATAACATTAGCTGTCTGTCCGTTATTAGCTGTTAATTTTTCTCCAAGTGTAAATGTTTTACTTGTTTTATTTGTACCAGAACCTGTATACTGAACATATAATGTTTTTGTTCCTGGAGTATTAGCTTCACTACCAAACTTTGTTCCAACTACAACAGCTTTAACTCCACTAGTACCACCAGTTAGTTCTGTACTGTTTAACAATGTTAAGTTAGCAGTAGCACCATTAGATTGGTTATCTCTAATTCTTACAAATGGTACATCTTCATCATAGTTTAAATCAACTCCTCTAACAACAGTACCTTCTTTGAAAACATGTTCTGCAAATCTATCTATTTGGTTTTGCAACATAGATTGCATTTGAGTTAATTCTCTAGCTTGTACAGCTAGACCTGGTCTATAAAGTAATCTGTAAAAATTCTTACTTTCATCAAAATCGTCGTAGTATGGATCTACATTTAAACTTGTTTTTAATGATTGTGTATTTGCTATTGCCATCTAAAATCCTATTATTATCTTGTAATTCTCAATTTGTTCTGTTGCTCTTGTAATTGGTGATCTATTTTCAATATACAAAACATCTCCGTTATAAAATAATAAGTCACTATTAGCCGAAGGTTTAATAGTAGCTTTTTTACCAGAAGTAGATCCAGTTATTTGTTCATTATTCTGGAACCTTCCTGTTATATTTATCACTCTAAGCGTGCCTGCCGTGTTAGCTGCATTACTATTTGCAAAACTAACTACATTACCAGTAGCACCACTTGTACCACCAGTTATTAATTCATCTGCATTAAAGTCTCCAGTTGCACCAGTAAGAGTCATTCTTGTTGTCATATCAAAATTAATTGTATTAGCAACTGATCCATTAGCTAATATTGGATCCTTAATAAGACCAAAAGTTCTTATATTGTTCTCTAAAGGAAGTGTACCTGATTCTGTTCCACTAAATTCAGAAGTAAGCATAACAAAACTTCCACCTAATTCTTCTCTTGCATTCTTTCCATGTCCATTTCTTGGACTTATAATTGCTCTTGCAGTTGCACTATTACCATGGGAAGAGTTAGCTGTAATAGTTACAGTAGCGTTAGAATAATTAACTCCAGAACTAATAATATTAACATAATTAACAGCTCCATTACTAGCTACTACATTAGAGTAAGCAAGTGTTCCTGTTCCATCACCAGTTACTGTGACTTTTGGACTTACAATATATCCACTTGATGTATTAGGAGCGGTTGTAAATGCATTATTTACTGTTACAGTTCTTGATACTCCTGCATATCTAGTTATTTCTCTAATCAATCCAGCACCTTTACCTGAAGTAATATAAATTGTACTTCCTACATAAACTGAATCGTTAGCACTTGCCGTGTTAGCTAAAGAAAATGAAGCTCCATTTGATACACTAGCAAACTGACCATTAGTAGTAAAGTAACCTCTACCTCCAGCTGTTACTTTTACAATATTGATTGCACCATTTACAGATGCTTGTTGAGTTGAAAATTGAGCTGATCCATCATTAGCTGTTAATACTTTTACTGGAATATATTGATCAGTAACAAACTTACCATCATCTGCACCCGATACTGTATACATATACTTCCACTGATAGCCATCAGCTGTTTCTGTTATTCCTGTCGAAGTACCTGTTGGTTGAACTGTTGAGTTTGCATTTTTATTATTAAATAAACATTTATATACGTTTCTATCAGTTGTATAAACATAAAAAGTATTAGCATACAAGTTAGAATCTTCGTTATCATATGCTGCATACAATACATTATTAGACCAGTTGTATCTTTTCAATGCATATGTAATATCAGTTTCAGCTAGTTTTTTAGCAGCTAACATTTGTTTGTAAATATTATAGTCGTCGTTTTGAGTATCACTAACAGGTGCTGTTACAACTGAATCATTTGCATAAGGACCAGGTCTTCCAACAAACATATAAAGTCTAGATGGTGATGCTTCACTTACCGATTCAAATATTTGATCCGCAATGTAATAAGCAAATCTTTTGGTCACATGTGCAGTCATTTAATCTCCTTAGATAGCGCCACTATCTTTAATAACAATGTTACCCTTCATGTTTGAAGGATGTGATGAACAAACATATGTGTATGAGTTATTAGCAGAAGAAGATATTGTATGTGGTATTTGCCAATATAACACACCTTCCATTTTACCCAATGCACTTGCTCCTGTACTTATTGTACCTGTTTTTGAAACATGAATCAACGTATTAGAATAATAATTTGTTCCTGAACTGCCACTTCTTATATGAAAAGGATGCCCTCCATTCAAACCATTCAAATCAAAAGCAATAGTTGTTTCATTTCTAACTGTAAGTTGAGGATTATTTCCAGCAGCACCTCCAATACCAAATCCCATGTTAGAAACAAGATATGCTTGAGATCCATTTGCAGAAATATCATATGTTACTGCTGCACCATAATTTGGAACTGTATCATAACTCTTACCACTATTAACTATAGAATATGCATTAGATACTTGAGCTCTATCAGAAACTAAAGTTCTTATAGCGTTATTAGTCTGTATTAAATTTGTGTTTATTAAAGCTAATCTTGTGTTGTTATTAGCTAATGCAGCTAAAGAAACAACATTGGCAACTTCAGCTCTTTTTGCTATTGCACTATTTGTATTAGCTAAAGCAGCAAGTGAAGCAACATTAGCAACTTTTGCATATAAATTTAGTCTAGTATTGATATCAGAATTAGCTGCATATGTTGCTATTGCATAAGCATTTGAAACCAGTGTTCCTGTATTAGCAGCTATGGTTGTTCCATCACCTAATGCGTTATATACTTCTGTAAAATTATCATTGACTTTATCACCACCTGCACGAATCGTGTCACCACTTCCATCATTAGCACTTGAGCCTAATCCTATCGATTGTTTTGCCATCTTTTTTCCTTAATCCTATTTATATTAAATTACATCAAAAGTTGTATTAGCTGTATCAAACGTTAATGCAGTACTATCAAAATTAACAGATATACTTGAAGTTGTTGAAACATTACTTGTTACAGCTGTGACTTGTGTAATAACACTTTTTTGACTTACTTCACCAAATAATTTAGTTCCAGCAGGATGTACTAAATCGTCAACAAATTGTTTGTATTGTCTTACCATATTGTTAGATCTAATAACATAACTATACACTTGGTAAAAGAAATTATCTTGTAATCTGTTATTCCATGATAAGAAACCTTTTGTATCTATGTACTTACCTTCATATGATCTAAGACCAGTGATTTCTGCTGTACCAGTTGCATTAGATGTAGGTACTCTACTATTATTAAGTAACTGTAATGTCTCATACTTGTTAAAACCTGAACCTTTGTTAGATCCAACTGTAACTGTTTTAACACCACCAGGTAAATGTTCAACAGTAAATACTGCATTTTCACCTTTGATACCACCAGCACCATCAGATATTCCTTCACTAGCAACATCTCTATTAAATGCAGAAACAGATGGTAGTGGATTATAATTATAACCAAATGAAGTTTGATATATTGAATTAATAGTTCCAACAGTTACATTAGCTAAAGTTAAAGCATCAACTAATCTACTAAAACAATTAGCTTGTGCTAAGTTAGCATTCAATGCCGTAGTATTTCCACCTAAAGCTGCAAAGGCTGTGTTAGTTGTAGAATTAGAAACTCCACCTGTAACATTCAATGGTACATCTCTTAATGAATTTATTTTTTCTGTGTTAATCCTTAACACTTCTGTATTCTTAATTGTTTGAACATATGCACCAGCACCTATACCTCCTGATGATGTATTAGGTGTTACAGATATTGGAGTATTTGCAAAATAACCAGACCCTCCGTTTGCTAAATTTATTCTTATAGCACTAAAGTTATCAGTTTCAGCTACTATACCTTCTGCATCAGTTAAGTTAACATCACTTGTTAAATTTAAACTATCTCCTAATTGATATCCAGCTCCTTTATTAATCACTTCAACACTAAGTAAAGGACCTGTAACATTATAAATTGTAGCATTTACTGAGTTCGCCGTATTTCTGACTAATTCTAAATCTTCAAATGTTCCATCAATATTACTAAGAAACATTTCTTTAACTAAAAATCCAGATTCAAACGTCTGTGTAATTCTTTCAACTTTAGCCGTAGCTCCTGAAGAAATTCCAGTTATATTTTGTCCTAATAATAATTCTGTATTACCTACAACTGGATCACCAACTCTAATACTATTTTCTTGGATCCATCTACCATCTGAAGCTCTAAGAATACTATCACCTGGATCATAAATTGTAATGTCTTCGTTATATAGTGCTCTAAATAATAACTGATAACTTTTTTCACTTCCTCTTGATCTATAAAAATCTTTAGCTCTCTTAACTAATATTTTTTGATCTGCTGTTAATGTTTTTGGAAAAGATGGTAATAGTTCTCTTTTAATATATTCAATATATTTTTCAACTGAAGTATCAATATCTTGATAGCTTTCAAGACTTCTTGTAACTTCAATTACATTATTACCTTGTTCTAAAAACTCGTAATAACCTTCAATAAATTTTTGGAAAAGAGGAGCATCCTCTCTGATAAAATCAGGTAGTTGAGTCTTTACTAAAGGTGAGACTTTTTTTGAGATAGAAGACATTAGTAATATGTTCCTGATACACCTGAAGTTGTTCCTGTTGAAGTTGTTCCAGTAAAGGCAGTAGTAATAGTTGTTGTAGATCCTGATGTAGTTGCAGTTGTAACTCTACTTTCTACTGCTCCAGTTTCGTTATTAATTACAGTAACACTGGTACCAGATAATAAAATAATATTATTTCTAACTGTATTAATATCATTAATATCAGGCTTTGCAGTTAATTCTATGCTTGATGTGCTTGTTATGTTAACATTGTTTAATGTAATTAATCCTGTTGCATAATTTACTGTTCCAGCATCATTACTTACATATTGTCTAATATTATTGTCTCCAAGATAGTAAAGCCTTAATACACCAAATCCATTATCATCTATAAATGTTGTTTGATTATTAAATGTAAATCCTGTACTGTTTACTGCATTTAAATGACCAGCATGTGGATGATGTATTGCATTATTAAAAGCAAAGTTATATGTTGTTGCTGTTCCGGTATTAGGAGTAAATCTTTTCATCATAGTATATGTTGATCTAGAACTAACTATACTTACATCTGCTTCAGATACAGCTTTAACAAATACACTTTCTCTAAACCCTTTATCAAATAAACTTAGTTCTTTAGTTTCAAAATTAGTGATTGCATTTTGTACTTTAGTGTTTATAGCTCCAGCATCTAGATTAGTTGCTGCTACATTATAATTAACAGATACATTTGGTATAACATATAAAAATGAAGCATCAACAAATTCTGGTTCAACTGAAACCATATTTCTAGTTCTTAAAATATCTTTAAGTTCACTTTTTCTTTGATCAGATAATAAATTACCTTCATTTGGTTTTGCTGCAATATAAACTTTACCATATATTGGAGGATTATTTTCTTCACCACCCCAAACATTTACAGCTTGTAAATCTGGTGCTTCAGCTAATAATAATCTTGAATAGTCATTTCTAACTACAGCTCTACCTTGTCTTTGGAAATTCTTTGGAGCATTAAATTTAATATTATCAATACTTTCAGCATTAGATCCTTGTCTAGCTGCTGTAGCAACAGTTACAGTAAAATTGGATTGTCCTCCTAAAGTAGGTGGAGATACAAAATTGTTAGCTCCATTTGTTATTGATCCGTTTACTACTCTATAATTTACTATAACTATATTTCCGTTATCTAATTGTTTTCCAAGTACATCATCTCCAAAAAGTAATTCATATTTTCCATCTTCATTTTCTTGTATAAAGTAAACAGTACTTGTTGCTGAAACATCTGTTAAATCACTTGCTTGTGAAAAAGTTCTTAGTGATGAATTTGAACTACTTGTTTGTATACTTACTTTCAAACTTCTAGTATCAATATTATCATTTCCTAAAATATATCTTTGATTTGTTGTAGTATCAACCGTAATTCTTTCTTGTACTGGTTCACCTTCTTTAATTAAAATAGTATTTGCTTGATATCCTTCTGATTGAAGAAGTGTGTATGCTCTATCAGTTGTAAATTTGTATTCGATACCATCCAAAGACGAAGTAAATAAAGTATTAGATGCAATAGTAACACTTGCAACATTAGTAGATGGAGTTATAGTTATATCTAATGTAGCTTCAGCTCCTTTTGCAGATGTTGGAGTATATCCTAACATTTTGGCTCTTGCTACAACGTTGTTTCTTAATTGTGCACTGTCTAAAAACATTTCATTAGTTGTCATATTAGTATAGACAGCATTGTAATATGTATTGTAAGCAAGAAGGTCTACTAAATGATTTAAACCACTACCTTCAAAATCATAATCTGTAAACTCAGGCTTAGCTTTCATAAAAGTAATTAAGTTACTTTTAATTGTGTTAAAATTTAATTCTGTAGCTCTTAAAACACTATTTGCAACAGCCATTATCTTACTCTTTCTACAAATAAATCAAGCTGATCAACGTCAACTTGATTTCTTGCTCTAAATTTAATTGTTATTTCAATACCATGTTGATCTGGTACTTCTCTCACTAACACATCTATTAATTGAACCCTAGGCTCATGATTAGCTACTGCAAACTCTATATCATTTGCTATATCATCAGCAATATTTGTATCAAACTGTTCAAACAATCTTGATTTGATATCACTACCAAAATTTGGACTGTATGCTCTTTCAAATTTGTTAGTAAGTATAATATTTTTTAAGGACCTTTTAACTGCATCATTGTTAGTAAGAGTATTTAATTTTCTAGTCACTGGGTGTCTATCGAAAATTATATCAAAGTCTTTATATACTAAACTCTTTGGTACTGGCATTTTGTCCTCTTATCTATTTATTAGCTATTTTTTAATTCTTGTAGCTCTTTACGTCTTTCCTTACACAATTTAGATATTTCACTTAATGCTTTTCTAGCCCTTGTGCCAGCACTTTTATTACCAGCAACAGCTTTTTCATTTTCATTAGCATAAGTGTTGAAAAGACTTGTCAAAGTTTCATGTATATCCATTTTCAATCCTTATTTTAATTTAATATCACATTTACCTATACATTCAATATGATCATGATTAGGTAAGTCTTTGTATTCGTCATTAGACATTAATGATGAGCAACTTGATAATACAAGTGCTAATAATCCTAATATAAATCCTTTTATCATTTTTTTTTCCTTTCTGTTATTTATGTTATTATCCCGCAAAAACGTTTTCACTACCTTGAGCAATAGATGTACATTTTATCAACCCATCTCCAACTCTTCCAGCTCCTAATCCATTAATAAAAACTGAACTTGAACCTGACTTAACAGGACCTACATGTGCTGGACACAAATCTCCTTTAGGAAATAAATGGACGGTGTTTATATCGCCTTGTCTTACTGCTGGTCTTGTATTTACAAAAACATCTGAAGAGCCTGTTGCTCTCACCATACCACTACAGTGTGGTACATCTAAATCTCCTATTCTTGATATTGCTGGCATTTTTTTTCTCCTATGCTGTGTTACTAAAAAATGGTCTATTTTCATAATATTGTTGAACGAATACTCTCATTCTTTCAAAATCATTAATTACATCTTGTTCTACTACAAATATAAAACTATTAGCGTATGAATTACTTGTATTACCATCTGGTTTTGAATTTGTATAATTTACTGTTACTCTATATTGTTTAGTTATTTTTTCTCTCAAATCTTGATCCAAATCAAAAAAGTCTTGGTCACGTGGTAAAAATGTAGTACCTACAACTGATTTAGCACTTTCATAATTGGTACTTCTTCCTATAGTTACAAATTGAAATGTATCTATAAAAGGTGTAACATATACACCATTTGCTTGACATTGTGTATTTGATAAAACTGTATTAGAAACACTTAAAAAACCACTGTTTGCTAAAAATATAGATCTAGTATTAGCAGATATAACTTCAATAGTTGTATTAGAAATAGTAATAGATGAATTAGATCCAGAAGCAGTTATTATTTGTGAAAAAGTAACATCTGGACGAGCATCAGGCAATTTATCTGGTGAAATACTGATATCAGGCATTATTTTTTCTCTCTTTTTAGTAGTTCTTGAAAAACTAAATTAAACGAATCATAATATTTGTGTTGTTCTTCAGTATGTGGTCCTTCCTGCCAATCTGGTTGGAATAAAATCATATTATCAAATTCTGGTGGTATATCTTTCCAATTATTATAAACTTGTATTTTACTACCAATTAAAATTTTGTATGTACCTTTACCTTCAACGAAAGACATTTAAGCTCCATTTTTATCTGCTGCTCTAGCTATCTCTAAGAAGTTTGCAATTCCTTCTCTAATGTTACTAGGAGTTATAGGAGTGCCATCACTAGTTTCTAATCCTGTTCTAAATACTTGTACAGTTTGTCCATTACGATTAGCAAATAATCCATCTGCTGTATCTATTGGGGAAACTCTTTCTGTTGCTTCTTTTAAAATATCTAAATTCCCAGCTGAATCTGTAACACCTTTAATTAAATTAGGCGTATCTACACTTCTTATACTATTAAATACTCTATTCTCTAAATCAAACAATGCTTGTTGTTTTAATCCATCAGTTGATAATAATTGTTTACTGGAAAAATTTTCTACAAAACTTTCTTGTTTTCCTAATGTATTTTCTACAATATTTTCTAATTCTAATGCACTTGAAATCTTATCAGTTAATTCTAAATTAGCAAAATCAGGTTGAGCAACAGATTTAATTAGTGATTTTGCATTAAATAATTCTTGTACATTTACATCAAATTGTTTGTTAATTAAATTAGCTGGAACTAACTCAGAATCAGCAAATAGTTTTTGTTTTACATCACCTAATGTATTCCCAGCAAATATATCTTCTTTAAAACCATTTAAATCATTAGCAGGATCAAACATATTACCCACTGCTTTACTTACTACATCAGCTCCAGCACTACCTAATACTTTTTGAATATTAATATTACTTGTTAATGTTTTTTGAAAATCACCAATACTATCAAATGATTTACTAAGATCTCCTACACCAGCTTGTACTTGACCTGCAATTTGAGTACCAACATTTCCAAGAAAACTACTTGGATCCAAATTACTACTAGCAAAACTGATAATAGGTTTTATACTAGATTTAACAACATTAGTTATATCTAATCCTCTTGATACAGTTGAAAGTCCTACATCTGACAAGCTACTAAGAGAAACAGATGGAACTGATTCAAAAACGGATGAAGCAGCACTAGAAAAAGCATCACCAAAAGCACTACCAACATCAAATCCAGATGATACAGTAGACCTTAATGAATCAGTAATTCCCATAAATTTTGGACCTCCAGGTAAATAACCAGTTCCAAGTGGACCTATTTCGCTTATAGCATCAACACTAATAACTTCACCTATATTACCAATCTCCTCCATTAAACTTCCAGCTAGATCGCTAAGAATACCACCTGCAACAAAACCAGCTACACTACCTAATAAACCTCCAAATAATCCACCAGCTCCTTTGTTTAGATCAATTCTTGCACCTAATAAATCCATATTACCACCAGCCTTCATATTAATATCACCACCAGTTGTTAGTTCTAAGTCTTGACCAATCATTTGAGTTAAATTTCCTCCAATAACTTCTTTCTTATAACCTCCAACAAATACATCCCAGTTACCTTTAATATAAGTATGACAGTTACCATCTACAGTTAAGTTGGCATCTCCTTTAATATAAACAAAATCTTTACCAGCCACGATAGTAAAATTATTGTTAGCTACTCTTTGATGATGATTACCTAATGCATTATATTCTGCAAAACTTCCTGATGGATGATAATGATGTATTCTTTCGTTTCCTGGTGTATTATCATATTCTCTTATCACACCACCTGATCCTTCATAAACATCATTTTGAGGATATTCAGCAGAATATGCAGAAGAAGGTTCGTCCCATGAAGTTGATTTATTAGCTATCAAAACATCAGTTTTTTTAGAATCATTTTTAGTTTGTATATTTGGATGTTGATACTTTTCATCATTTCTAGCTAACCTGTTTGTATCTGGTTGTTTTGGAAGTGTTGGATATTTTCCATCTGGATCGTTAAAACCAAGTTTTGGATTTGCATCTGTCATTGGTATACCTGGAATTGTTCCCATAACCATTGGGCGTTGTCCATGTCTACCATCTAAGAAAAATCCAACTACCCAACTACCATTTTGAATACCAGTAGGTGATTGTCCAACACCTGAATTACTTGAACTGTTTACTGGCATCATAACTTGAGCCCATGGTAAATGATCTGTAGGAACTTCATTCTTATCCTCGGTATGCCATTCTAAACATCTAACTTTTACTCTACCAGTTTTAAGTGGATCATTGATGTCTTCTACAACTCCCATCCACCATATAAATCCATTAAAACCAAGATATTCTTTATTAAAAGTTGTATTTGACATTATTGCATATCTCCTCTACTTCTTTCAAAGACTTGTTCAACTTCTTGAGCATATGAGTCCTTCATTAATTCAAGTCCTGTTGTATAGTTTTGTGTTTCATTATCATAATTTTGTCTTACTGATGTAACTAAAAATCTTGGTGTAAATCTTTTATCTTCTTCACTTTTACCATAAAATAAATTAAAGTTAAATTTTTCACTTTCTGTAGAAGTTGTTTGAGGAACATAAATCTCAACCATATCACCAGGTTTAATTACACTATTACCAGGAATAAGAGCATCTAATATTATTGCATCCATAGTTGCTCTCTCTGCTATTCTTCTACCAAGTTTTCTTTGTTTAATTTGTGGGTTACTTACTAAAGGATCTTTATCCAATAAAGTTTGTTTATCAACTTCATTAATATATGCATGATCCATATAACTACTTACATCACCATGTAATATTCCAGATTGTCTTTCGCCTGGTCTTGGAGAAAATGCAGGTGGTACTGTTGTGTTTAAACTTGTTGTATTTAATTCAGCAGCAAAATATCTTGTATGAGTTGAGCTATCAACAAATCTGTATTGACTATTTCTAGCTATTACTCTTGCACCAAACTCATGAATTTTATTTAGAAGTCCAAACTCATTATAATATATAAATGTTCTTGAATCAAATTTTTTTGTTAATGGATCGACAACAGCTACTCTATTTCTAAATAGACCAGTTCCTAAATCTTGAATTCTATCAAACGTTTTTTTTGCTTTAAGAGTAGTAATAATTTGCGACTCTCCAAACTCAGCTTGGTCTTTAACAAATGCTTGATCACCAAGTAAGAATTTTTGACTAGTTTCTTGATCCTTAAGCTCTTTCATAGTAGTAAAATGAAAACCATTATAGTCTTCAAAAAAAACATAGTCTGAATTATTATTTGTATCAGGATGTCTACATTCATCCATCAAATATGATATACATTCAAAAGGACTAATTCCAGGAGGAATAAAACTTGTTGTAGATTCAGATTCAACTATACTATCTTTATTCAAACCATATAAGATTTTTGCTCCAAGTATAGAAGCACCATCTGCTCCACCTGTAGCTCTAAAACCATTAGCAAACGCATCTTGTACAGCATCTGATGTTTTTCTACCACTAAAACTTTTGTCTATACTTCTCATTTCATTAAAAATAGAATATTCACTTATACCATGAATAATGTAGTTCTCTTGTCTTTGAGCTCCTTCTACTCTTTTTCCTATTTTGTATAATTTAAATGATCTTGAAATTATTATGTCGGAAGTATTTGATCTGTAAGAAATAATTAAGTGTTCATCACCAACTAGTGGTACCCTTTGTGTAAAACCAACTGCATCTGCTATAACTATATCACAGCTTGATGTCAATGTGAATATACTTTCATATATATTCATAGCGCTTACTAATGGAGTTATAGGTGTAATCTCACCAGAAAAGTTTCTAAAAAAAACTTGGTAATCAATTATTTGTTGTGGGTTTTTTGTTGATTCGGGTTCTGCCATTTTAATTTAAATCACTAAAAATAAGATCAACTTCTCTTACTAATGAAGAAACAAATTGTTTATCTAAAATTTTTATTTTTCTTTTTTCAACATTTTGTTCAAAATAATAATCATATGCACTTATCTGTTCTCTATCAGTAGCTGGTAAACTGTTGTAAGTATTTAAATCAACAACAACTGTTCTCTTAGGAATAATCTTACCATCAAATCTTACTGATTGATTATTAATAATCTTTCTATATTCAAATACAGTTGATTTAGCTTCAGCAGTGCTTCCATATAATGTTCTCATATAACTATCAAAACTTTCATCACTTAAAGGCCAATCATAATATGGATCAACTATATCATTTACTAAAAAGATAATCCAGTCGAGAGTTGGATCATCATAATATTTTGAAGCTATTATATCTGGTCTATCACTATCCTTAACAACATAATCAAAGTAGATAGCAGTTCTATTTTTAATTATATCTCTTACTTTAAACCTTAATGTAATATTAGTCAACAGTTCAAAGTTTTTATTTTTTTTAAGACTGTAGTTAACTTTTGGAAAGGATCTAAACAAATAAGGCATTACATACCATCCTGTATATCGCTCTTAGTAAGTATTTTAGTTTCTGTAAATGTAAGATCTAATCTAACAGCAGCTGGTGCTTTTTGTGAATTACCAGTTCCTCCTGCATCATAATATAATGGTGTTCCTTCTCCATGATATTCAACATTCATATTTGTTAATACTAAACTTCTTGTTCTAAATAAATATCCATCTTTTTGAAATCTTATACCCATTTGTTCTGGATAATTAAAGAAATGTTCTTTTTCAGTTTTTGAAGGATGAGAATGAAACTTTAATTTATGTATGATCTCATTTATAATTAAACTTTCTCTTAGATTTTTAGGTTTTAAATCAAATGAGAATTGAAAACTTCTAAAGTTTGGAGCCTCGTATAAAACAGCCATATGTGGGTTTCTAGCTAAACCAGCAGATGCAGCTGCTCCTTGAACTACTTTACCTAAACTATCTCCAACTACTGCACCAGCTATTCCACCTATCTTTGCTCCAGCTAACCCAATAATATCATCAGCAGCTCCTAAGCCAAGTGAAGCAAGACCTTCTACACCAACTCTGTCTGATACTTTTTTTAATGAATCTACTAACTGATCTTTATTTGGAACATTTCCCGCTGCTATATCTTTAGCAAGACCAGACACTTCAGTTGCTGCAGCAGCTCCAATTGGTCCAAGTCCTTCTTGTTTATAACCTTGAGCATAAGCTGTTTGTAAAGATGAAGGTAGTGGAAGTTTTATAGTTAATAATTTTTCTCTATTCTTTTTTCTTTGTACACCTAAAGCAGCTTCAAATATTCTTTCTTTAAATATATCTATATTCATATAATTTCCAATATTCTCAATCTTTTCTGGAAAAGAAAGATTTTTAAGACCAGCTGCTTGCTGTAATTCCTTTAAAGGACCAGATATATCTAAATTATTTAAATCAATACCAATTCTAGCTCCTACAGTTGAAGCAACATCTTGTATTGACATATCAAGATATCCTGAGGCAGCTAATTTACCTCTTACATTTTGAACCTCTTCAACTATTGGATTGGATCCATTAAAGTTGAAATCAGGAAATTTTGGAAACGCTACCATTGACTTTTTTATCCTTTGTTGTATAATTACAAGTATGACCTTCAAAAGCTACAAAGGTTTCTTTAAACCTAAGAACCCATCTAAGTATAAGGGCGATCCTACTAATATTATTTATCGTAGTTCGTGGGAAAAACAGTGTATGATATATTTTGATAATAAAACAGAGATATATCAATGGCAAAGTGAAGAGTTGTTTATACCATATAAACATCCAATCACTGGTAAGTATCATAGATATTATCCAGATTTTAAGATATGGAGTAAAACAAAAGATGGTAAAGAAGAAGTATCTATTATAGAGGTTAAACCATTTAATCAAACACAAGAACCAAAAGTACAAACAAGAAAGACTAGAAAGTATATCAATGAAGTTAAAACTTATGCAATAAATACTTATAAATGGAAGTTTGCTAAACAATATTGTGAAGATAGAGATTGGCGATTTATTTTAATCACAGAAAAAGAATTAGGAATTAAAAGTTGGTAGCTTATATATTTAATCAAATGCTCGAGGAAGGTGTCAAGGCTGGAAAGGTTCCTGCTTTAACCAGAACTTCAAGAAATTGGTTTAGGGATCTTGCTAAAAATAAAAGATCTGTTACTCCTCAAAAAATATTTTCAACTGCTCCAAAAGCTCAATTTACAAGATTTCCTCAAATAGGTTTTATGTATCATTTTTTTTATAATCCCAAGACAAAAGATAAGTTACCATATTATGATACCTTTCCATTAATCTTTCCATTACAGGATGTATTTAATAGAAAAAGAGCTACTAGAGGTGGTAAGTTTTATGGAATTAATTTACATTATCTTCATCCAAGATTAAGAGCTAGATTGATGGATGCATTATATACTGTAACTACTGATCGTAATTATGATGAAGAGACTAGAGTAAAAGCTGGTTTTAAACTACTAAATAGGGCTAGCAAGTTTAGATTTTTCAAACCATGTGTTAAGAGTTATTTAATGACTAATGTAAGAGGTAGACTTGTTAAGATTAATGCTAATGCTTGGGACTTAGCTTTATTCTTACCAACAGAAAGATTTAGAAAGGCAACTAAACAAAAAGTGTTTAGAGAGAGTAGGAAACAGATCGGTGTTTAATATAGAAAACTTTGCAGCTTCGATTGGAAGAACTGGTGTAGCCAAGGCTTCACATTTTATGTTTATAATTAATGTCCCATCAGTTCAAAATAAACCTGGTCTTGAGAACAATTTAATTGGACAAACATTTCTTAATGAAGTTCAAAAACTTGGAACTACTTGGGAGACATATGGTACTACTCATATAGCATTTAGATGTGATAGAGTTAGTATGCCTGGTAGAATTGTAATTAGTTCTCCATATAAAGAAGGCAACTATGGACTACTTAGAGAGTATCCTACTAATGTTGTTTACCAACCAGTAGATGCTTCTATTATACTTTCTAAAAACTTGCAAGAAAAAGTATTTTTTGAATTATGGCAAGATCTTATAGTTGGTCATCATAGAACTCAAGGAGATGATTTTGACAGTGCTCAACATACTAAGGATTTAAATTATCTTTCTAATTATACTACTAGCTGCACTATCATGCAATTTGAAGAACTACCTAGATCTGAAACAAGTGGATCTGGTGGAGATGCAACTGGATTAAATCCAATATATTCGCAAGAATTAATTGAATGTTATCCTAGAACTATACAAGATATGCAAGCAGATTGGGGTTCTCAAGAAATACAAAGATTAAATATTGTGTTTGATTACAAATATTATAAAGATAAAATCCATTATGAAGTTGATAAAAGATTTGCTACTGATGGAAGAAGAAGATTTGGAAGATCAACTGCTAGAACTGGTATAGAGCAAGGAGCCGCTGTATTAGCTGGTCAAGTAGCAGCAAGATCTGGTTTAACACAAAGACAACAAGCATTTTTAACTGGAGCTACTACAGCTGCTTTAAATATATTTAAAGTTGGTGGTAATTTAGCAGGTGGTGGTGGAGCAGTTAGTAGATCTAAAATTACCAGAGATGCTATTAACAGAAACAGGGTTGACGTTTTTACAGTTTAAACATATATATAATAGTAGGATTTTATTATGGCTTTACCGAATATAGTAACACCTGAATTTGAAACCAAGTTACCTTCAAATAATCAGACAATTAAATTTAGACCTTTTTTAGTTAAAGAAGAAAAAGTACTTCTTATGGCTGGAGAAGGAAAAGATCAAAAAGAAATATTAGCTACAGTTGTTAACATACTTCAAAACTGTATAATTACATCTGGAGTTAATGTTTTAAATTTACCATTGTTTGATATTGAGTGGTTATTTTTACAATTGAGAGCGAAGAGTGTTGGTGAAGTTATTGAAGTAAGAATGAGGCATATTCAAGATTCAGAATGTAAGGGTGAGACTGATATACAAGTTAATGTTGAAGATGTTCAAGTAACTAGACATAAAGATCATAATACAGTAATAAATTTAGATAGTAATATTGGTATTACTATGAAGTATCCTTCATTATCTGAAGTTGGAAATAATTTAGAAGATGTAACAACTGAACAAACATTTGCAATTATTGAAAAATGTGTTAAGAATGTATTTGATAGTGATAAAGTTTATAATGACTTTACACCTAATGAATTAAAAGAGTTTATAGGTAAGTTAGATCAAAAACAATTCAAACAAATAATTGGATTCTTTAATACTTTTCCCAAACTCGAACACAAGGTCAAATATAAATGTGCCAAGTGTGGTAAAGAAGTTGAATATACATTAACAGGGTTGATGGATTTTTTTTTATAAGCATGTCCCATGACACGCTAAAAAACTATTATACAACTAACTTTGCACTGATGCAACACCATAAATATTCATTAGAAGAGCTTGAAAATATGATTCGCTTTGAAAGAGACATTTATATTTCATTATTAGCAGAACATATTGAAAAAGAAAATGAAAAAATAAGGCAACAAAATGCCAAAAGTCAAATGAGGAAGCATGGATAAAAATAAATTTGATTGGTTAATAGATTTAGCAAAAGCGGTTGATTCTTGGAGAATCTTCCCCAGAATATTCATAACAGTATACATTGTATTATTATATGAAGTAGTACATTGGTTTATGGGTTTGAGTGATCCAAATACTCAACAAGCTGGGCTAGTAAGTATTGTTGTAGGTGCAGGTGCTGCATGGTTTGGATTGTATACTGGATCAAGTAAAAAGTTTGATAAAAAATGAGTATAGGAGAGTTACAAGTTCAAACTTCAGGTCCACCAGTTGGATTAAACACTTTAAGTGGAGAAGATAAAGGATCTATTTTAATGAAAGCATTAACAGATGCTTTTATAAATGCTATTTCTCCATTACAAAATTCTTTACAACAAATGGTTGGATTACTTCAAGGAATACTTGATGTAAATGTTGAACATCTTAATATTGTAAAAGGTCAGATAGAAGGAAATGAAGCACGATCAGCTGAGGCTGCTGCAGAAGGAGCTAGATCAGCTAGTACTAGCGCTGCTGGTTTACCTGAAGAAGATGAGTTTGATTTTTCTAAAATTGATGGTGGTGGTTTAGGTGGTCTTTTAAAAGCTGCTTTGTTAGGACTTGGGTTGTACTTTCAAGATACTGTTCAAGGAATAATTCGATCAGTTAAACTTCCTGCTATACTTAGAGTATTAAATAAATCATTAAGAATTTTTACTTTAGGCTTTGTAAATTTAGGTAAAACTTTAAGAGGTTTTGGATCAAGATTAATAGGAAAAGATTCGCCTATCAGAAAATTTTTTACAAGAATAAAAGAGTTTTTTGGTAAGTTTCCTATACTTTCTAAAGTATTGAGAGTAGCTTTAAGATTTATAGCATTACCTCTCACAGTTTTATTTGGGATAGTAGATGCTGTCAAAGGATTTATGGAAGGATATAAAGATCGTGGTTTTATAGATGGTATACTTACTGCAATAGGAAATGTACTTGGAGGTTTGTTTGGAACAGTATTAGACTTAATAAAAGATATAGCTGCTTTTGTATTAGAAAAACTTGGTTTTGAAAATGCAGCTGAAGCTTTGAAAGATTTTAGTTTTAAAGAATTAATTAAAAATGCTTTTGGAGGCATAGTTAATTTTTTTGAAAACTTACCTGAAATAATAAATTCAGCCATAAGATCTTTACCAGGAGGAGACTTTCTAGCTGATAAATTTGGACTAGGTACTACTGAACAAAAAAGAGAAGCTATACTTGGTGAAAGTGGAACGAAAAGTATACAAAAAGATGTAATTGATCAACTTGCTGAAGAAGGACAAGCAAGCGGTGATCGTTCTTTTGAAAAGAAAGTAGGAGGTGTTCAAACAAAATTTAACAAAAGTTTTGAAGATTTAACTCCAGAACAACAAGCACAAGTTATGAATAGAGTTAAAGAAATACAAGCTGAAAAACTTGAGGCTGCAGGATTAACAGAGACTGAAAAAGCAGTTGTTGCAACTGATAGAAGTATCCCAGGTGAAACATCTGCAGAACAAGTAAAAGAACTTATTAAACAGGGTGTATTACCTCCTACTGGAGAACTTGCAGTTGAAAAGGAAATAGTTGATGGTAAAGTTGCAACCGTATCTGCTAAAGGTGATGTTGTAATTCCAGAAAAAAAATTAGGTGATTTACTCAACCAAGAAGGAGCTCAAAACATGGCTCCAGTAGTTGCTCCAACAATTAATAAAGGTGGTGATAATAACAGCACTACTAATATTACCAATGTAAATGGAGGATCCGGTGGTGGAGGAGATTTCTCAATGCACAACCAAGATCCTTCATCATTCAGACTACAATCTGCTCAAGCTGAGCTTTAATCCTCATCAGCTAACTTCTGAAAGAAGTCTAAGTTATCATCATCATCCGCTTTAGGTGGAGGAGATGATTTACCAGCACTTGGTGCTGGAGCTGTTTCTAATTGAGTTTGTTCAGCTGTAGAAGAAGGCTGGCTGCCCCCGGATAAAGCTAACACCTTATCTAGCTTTTGTTTAAGTTCGTCATACGTCTTAAACTTAGATGGATCAATAAATTCATTTAATTTATATTCACTATTCCATATACCTTCCATTTTACTATCATCATCAAGTAATGGACCTGGTTCACCAAACTCACTCTTGTCATAGTTTCTATAACCATCAAGATTACGAATCTTTAACATAAAGTTAGCACCTTCCCATAAATCAAATGGGTTCAAAGGTTTCTCATCTTCAAACTGAGGATTCATAGCTTCATTAAGTTTATCAAAGATCTTTTTACCAAATCTATATAACTTAACTTGACCTTCATTTTCAGGATGTAGTTGATCCTTAACAATATAAACATTAGCAATATAAAGTAATCTTCTCTTTTGTTTACGAGCTTGTTCTTTACCAGCATCATCACCTCTATTCCATAATGTACTATTATATTCAGATACAGGATCCTTTTTATTTAATGTTGTTAAAGAGTTCTCAATATACCATCCACCTGGACCTTGAAATCCATGATTGAATAATCTAACCCAAGGAATATCTTCTCCTTGTGGTGCTGGTAAGAATCTTACAATAGCATAACCGTTTCCAGCTTTGTCAACTTCTGGTTGCCAAAACCTTGTATCAGCTCCGCCTTTATTACCTTCGTTATTTGTTAATTTATTTGTCTCTTGCAGAAGTGCATCAAGACTTGTTTTACCTGAGCGCTTAAGCTCAGCAAATGATTGTGACATTGTATCTCCTTGTATTGCAATGTATTATTATTGTCCACAAAATGCATAATATAAAAACTTAGTATATCTTATTTAGCTGTTTCAGTCAACAGTCTTTTATTTTCATTTACAGCAGTTTGAAGCTCGTTAATAATCCTTTTCTGTTTCTTAACTAAAGCTCTTAACTCCTGCAACTCGCCCACATAGGCTTCAACTTCATTATTCATTTTTCACCTCGTTTTTATTTATTTAGTATCCATTAGGAACTATTACATAATGTATAGCTAAAACTATTCCTACTGATACACCTAAACCAATCATCATTTTAAAAAAGTCTTTTGCAATAAAAGGAAACACTCCTTTAAATTTTGTTCTAGCTGTAAATGTTGCAATAGCTAATTCTCTTCCTGTTAATAATCCAACAAACACCCAAGTAGTTGACATTGGTATATCGTTTAGTTCTTTAAAGAAAAATAATACTAACCAATAAACTAAGTCAATTAAACAAGCACTTCTTACATACTTTGTATGATGTTTTTCTAATACTATCTTTTGGATCCTACCACCACGTTCTTTAAACATATATGCTAAACCACATACAAAGATTAAAGATATAATCATCATCCAATCAAATGGAACTTGCCTTGGTAAGAACACAGCTATGTTTGCCATATCATGACTCAACCAAGTCATCCATAAGAACCCTGTAGTAAACCATTGAGCTACTCGCCAATATTTCTTATGATGTTCTTCTGGGTGTTTAGATTCATCTAATATTTTTGTTATACCAAACCAAATACAATATGCAGCCATTCCAGCTAATGCATATCCCATCATAGATTTCATTAACATTTTTTCTAAAACAAATGTACTTGCAAAAGCTGATAATACTAGAAATGAAGTACTAACAGGAACACCTAGTCGTGTTAACAATATTAGTATGGCTGGTGCCATAGCATGATACCATTGTATCTCTACATAAGGTATTTTATTTAATCTTCCATATGATATATCACCATAGTTAGTTGTCCAGCCATACCACAATGTCCATAATAGAACACCTGATGCAGCTAACCATAAAGTCTTCCAATGAAATCTTTCTTTATTAGATGCTATGAATGTACCTAATGTTTGTACTGAATCGTTTGCAATAACTGAATAAGCAGCAAATAAAAATCCTAGTGCCATCCATAAACTCAAACCTTCCATAACTACCTCCTAGAATTTATACTTGTAACCAATACCAATACTATTGTATTGACTATCGCCTCTTTTGAATTTTGAATTGATTGATATTGAATTGTTGTCGTTTAGTTTTTTACTAAACCCAAACTTATATGTGATGTCAGATTGTTCATAGATAGGATCAAAACTATCTCTAAATCTAACTCCTGTTTTGAAACTCCATGTATCTGTTAACTTAAATTTAACACCTGGCTCTGCATGCCAATATCCATGGTCTTTATTTCTTTCAAACTTTCTACCTGCACCAGCTCTTAAATAAAACATATCTAAGGATCCAATCAAAGCAAACTCTGCTCTTTGATCATTACTGGTACTATTATCTTTGATCTTTGTTCTTGTTTTTATTTCACCTGCAAAGAAATCATTAAACTTTTTACCTACAGTAAGTCCATATTCTTTTGCATCTTTACCACCATTTAATCCATCTTGAATACCCATACCTAATCCAATATACGTATCTTTAGATTGTAATGGGAATGCTAATAAAATTAAAACTGGTATTATATATTTCATGCTATAATTTATATCCAAAAATCAAATGGTCATAAAAACTTCATAATTCTTTTATTACAAAAATACTTTTCTTAATATTTCTTTACCTTTTTTACGATCAAAGTTAACAAAAGGACGATATTTATCCATTCGTTTCTTAAACTCAATCCAAACTGGATCAGTTAACACTTTATTCCATTTCTTAGTATAATTTAAAACAGTATCAATTATAACCATTGATTCTACATAGATATCATTTCGTAGAACACATTGTAAAAGAATAGGATGTCCATTCTCCATAACAAAAAGACTTTGAAAATTAAGTTTTCTTTCATCATAATAATCTTTCAAAAAAATAAGATCTTGCTCAAAAACATAACTCATACTATCTTGTCTTTTCTTCCAATTATTATATACTTCTTCAGCCTTCATTGTTAATACATTTCCAACCCAGAAGTCTTCACCATCTGCAAAATTAGAAACAAACAATTCTTTTATTTGTTCAGATGAATATTTTCTTTCTAGTTTAGTGAAAAAGAATTTATCTCTTCTCTTCAAAAAGCTATCAGTCTTAGCATTAACTTTTCCTTTATATTTGAAGTAATCGTAACTTGTAGTAAAATGATTCTTTACTGCTAGGTAGGTTTTGTATGCATCAAATCCTTCGTAAATATTATTCATTGGGCTTGATAAGTTTCAATTCAGTTGCCTCTACTCTTAACTGAGCCTTAATCTTTTGATTAACTAACTTAGCAGCAGATTCAACTTCTAAATTATTTTTCTGACAATAATCCATTATTGCATCCAAATATGTTATCTCTTTTGTTTCTACTATTTCTATAATTATCTTACTAAATTTAGAAGTAGTTAATACATTTATCATTTGTTCATTTTCCCTACGCTTTTTCTTTGAATATCTTCAGATAAAAGCTCGGGCCAATAAATCTCAAATGCTATTGTGTCTTTATTTGCTTTGAACAAATGATACTCTCCTGGTTTAACAGACATAAAGTCTCCTTTGACTAATACTGTTTTATCAACTAAATCATAATCATTTTTAAATACATGGATTTCTAGCTCACCTTCTTCAATAAAAAATCCATTCCATTTGTGTGAATGTTTATGTGTACTACATTCGCCACCTTTATTAACTTCAATTCTATGAAACTCTACCACAGGATTCTGTAGTAGAGCTTCGGTTACCCCCCATACTTTACCAGCCTTCAAATTTATTTCCTTTCTGTATAAAAGATGTGGTCTTCATGTTTAACTGTATACAACTTTTCTTTAGCCCAATAAGGCTTAACATAAGTTGCATGATACCATAAAGCACCATCTGTTACATCATACATATCATACCCTGATAATACTTGATGGGCAACAGCTAATGCTAATTCGTAAGCATCTTGGTCTCTAATGATATCAGCTTTACCATCACAGTACCAACTAAACTGACATCTGTCTTTTAATGGTACTTCTTTATTAAGTTTCTCTTTATACCATTTACTAAGTTGTGCCTCATACACAACTCCGCAAACTGTATTTGGAAAATCATCATGTTGTACTCTATTCATAACAACTTGACTTACAGCTATCTGAGCTAGAATAGATTGATTTCTAGCTTCAAAATAAGCATTCTTTGCTAAACAGACTATACTTTCTATATCTTTTTTAGCAGTAGTATCTCCTGAGTAAAACTCATTCATTACTCTAAGACGTGTTTCTAATGGAACGCCAGGCTTTCCAAGTTCATCTGTAGTACTTAATAATCTTGGCATTCCTTCGTCTAATTTCTCTTTTACCTCATCTGGAGCTTCCAAAGTAGCTATTGAATAAACAATATAAATTAATCCTGCTATCAAAAACCACGTTGGGATTCTAAAGTTTGGTAATCTCATAAAACCTCCTTCTTAGACGTTAAATATAAATTATAATGGAATAGTTTAAATAAGTCAACTAACTTTATAGATTGAAAACGTAATAATATTTATGATATCTATTCTTTGCAACCACACTTTACTTCATAATCTTTAATCGCAGCTTTGATAGCGTCTTCTGCAAGAACAGAACAATGGATCTTAACTGGTGGTAACGCCAAAGTTGTTGCAATGTCAGTATTCTTAATTCCTCGTGCTTCATTTGTCGGTTTTCCTTTTACCATTTCAGTTATTAATGAACTGGATGCAATTGCTGAACCACATCCAAAAGTTTTAAATTTAGCATCAGTAATAGTATTAGTTTCTGGATCTACTTTGATTTGTAACTTCATTACATCACCACAAGCAGGTGCTCCTACTAAACCAGTACCTACATTAGGATCATTCTTATCCATGGATCCAACATTTCTTGGATTCTCATAATGATCTATTAATTGTTTACTATATGCCATACTATTATTTATATAAGTTTAAGTTGTTCCGTTATTCTATTAACATAATCATCTCTAACCATATCACCTTCATGTACAAATAACATACAAGAACAATATGCACAGTTTCTTCCTTGTAAAAGATAATCTAATATTATATGTTTATAATCTTTAATTTTATCTTCATATTTAATTAAAGGAATAGTATCAATGTTATTTCTATCTAATAATTCAACAGAGTTATATATAAAATCTGTTGTATCTTTATGTGTCAAGTTATTAATTTTTAAAAACTCAGCATATTTGTTTCTATCTCTATTATATAAACTAAACAATAAAGAATATACTGTACCTAATTGATGTTTCAATTCATCAGATTCAAATAGATCTGCTGTATCACTTATTAGTCCATCAGGAGTAACATCACTAATAGCTGCTTTGTCCCATAAGAAGTTCCATTCACTATCTAACATATATTCTAATAACTCAGTTAACTTTTTTGGATCACCATTATCTTCAATGTATTCTTTTCTATTACATTTATAATTCATAATAAAATAATATTGTTTATTAAATGGATCATAATTAACCATGTCTATTATATCTACTGAAGATCTTTTAAATATTCTTGAGTTCTCAACTATAGTTTTTTCTTTGACACTACAACCACCAATATAATCAGGAAAGAATGGTTGATATCTTGATTGAAATATTCCTGTCTTATTCTTCCATACTTTTTTAGTTACTCTATAACCCATATAAAAGATATCTGTCTTTATAACATCTTCATAATCAATATAACTTTCAACATTTAATTGATGATGGAATTTATATGGTATACCAGTACCCTTATAGTAATGTTTGGATCCTTTCCATACACGACCTCTAACATAAGTTAAATCATCTTTGATAAGTATCTGATCTGTTTTATTACCTTGTTCATTGTAGATTGGTACGACTGTATGCATGATGCATTGTACCTTAATTGTTAAGAAAAGTCAATGGGCAGATTCAATCCTCTATGGGAATTATACTCTGCCCAAACTTTGATTTACTGCTCAGCGCAGGCGTAGGAATTGATTTCCAGACCAACTGAGATTTCAGTAATTTGAGGTTTTGTCCAAGCCATGTTTTGCTCCTTATATTAATATTAATATTTGTGTGAGCCGGTTGCCGAACGACCGCGGTCCTCATACATTATGTATATAACTATACAACATTGTATCTTAACCTACGATTAATAACTTGTTTAGAAAACCCAGAAAATCGTTAAGAAACATATTTTTTTTTATTATAATTATGAATTAGAACCATTCACGTAATTTATCGAGTGGTTTTCTAAGAGGTCTATATGCGTTCATAATAAGTTCAATATGCTCGTCAAGTTTCTTTTCTATACGATCAATCTTCTTTTCAATTTTATCAATTTTGTTTTCAAGATCAGACACCAAATGATTCTCCACAACCACAAGACGATTTAGTTAATGGATTATTAATTTTAAGAAAACTACCCATAAGTTCTTGTACATAATCTATTTCACTACCCATAATATACATCTCTGATACTTTATCTATAGCAAGTACAACATTATCTTTGATTGGGTGTATAGCATAAGAATTATCGTAACTATCAAGATAATCCCACTTATAACTAAATCCTGCACAGCCTCCTCCTGATACTCCAAACGATACTATATCTTTATTGTTCTTTTTTGCTATAGAATAAATATATTCTTTTGCACTATCTGTCAGTGTAACTATCATATTTAAACATATTCCCTAAATTATCAACTGCTTCTATATAAACATTTCTATTATTAGTATTTATTGGCATCATAAAAAAAACATCTTGTGCTATACCAATAGTTCCACTATATTCCCAAACCATTACTCCATCAACCCACATCTTTACATTTTCAATATACTCAGCTGGTATTTCAGCTCTAGTTAATTGATTAAACTGCATACCTGAATAATTAGGATGCCATATTTTTATTTTTGTCCAACCATTTGATTGTAGTAAATTTATTGTACCAAAAGGTTTATCTGTTGTAGTAGCTGGTGGTGCTGAACAACCTCCAGCAGCTTTTATAAATTGTTTATTATATCTTATGGATCCATAATTATTTTCAGATACTAATGTTAAATGGGTATAAGCATTGACTCTTACATTGGTTAATATGTGTGGTTCTATATTATAAAATTCAAACACAGCGCAACATGGTGTAGGGTTCTCATCAATGATTAATGTTAATTTGGTGTAGTGTTGAATTCCGACACCTATATCTCTTAATGATAGTTCCACACCAGCAGGATCTATAGCTCTGTATGGTGCTTGAATATCTATACTATCATCATAATATAGTTGCTCATCACCATAAAGGTCTTGTTTAAGATATTCATCCCATGAATTAGTATTAGCATATACTGAAGCTGCTAACCACATTATTAATCCAAACACAACAAACAACATATACATAAACCATCTTAGAAACCAATCTGGATCTCTCATCTATTTCTCCAATCTCTTTTATCGCCTCTCGGCTGTTTAATTGTTTTGACACATATATGATCACTATGTGTTGTTATCACAAATTCATCTCTTATTTCTTTGTAGTCTTGACATCTGTAGTGACATTTAACAGAGTCTTCACCAAAGAAAGGTTCAACTCTTTTTTCTTTTACCAATCTACAGTCCACTGTGTATTGGTTTCTTTGATCATAAAGTTTGCCTTTACCAGACCATTTATAGTTTTTAGAATCTGATATAGTTGGGTATAAAATTATAAGTGCTATAAG